GCCACGCCGCCCACGACTGGCTCGCCGCATGCCCCGCCACAGCCGGCGACCGCGCCATCCGCCAGCTCGAGGAACACCACCAAGGCCGACTCACACTCCGGGACCTGCACCGTGCGCTCAAGACCGCAGGCCGCTCCGAACGCGGCGGCATGAACTGCTGGGTGCCGAACTACGACGGCACGGTCAACGAGGAGCTCACCGCCGCGCTACATGCGATCAAACGTGGCGAAGTCCGCAACGGCATGCACGAACGACCGGGAGACGCAGCGTGAACGAAGCCGACCGTGCAAGGCTCGACCTCGAAACCACCGAAGCCTGGCAGTCGCTCCCGGCGATCGTGAGTCGCCTCTTCGGCCTCGACGAGACGTTGTGGCACCGCCCCTCGGGCGACGGCATCCACGTCCAAGCGTCCGGTCACACCGACCCGACAGGCGACACCGTCGTCTCCTCCGCTCAGGCTCGGGCGCATCTGGCACGTGCGTTCCGTCACGTCCTCGACGCATGCGCCTCGTTGCGTGGCGCAACGACTGCGCTCGACACGGCAGAAGGCAGCATCGCCGGCTACGACGGCACCCAACAAGCCGCCGACATGGCGCAGCATCGCACCGCCTGCTCGAACTGCAGGGACCACGCCCCAACCCGCCGAGGCCGCTGCTCGGCGTGCGCCCAATACTGGGCCGCACACCACACCGAACGGCCAGCCCACCTGTGGCAACGCCGCCACCACGGCAACGGCGCAGCCTAAATCACATGCTTGTGCTTCTGACCAGCACCGATGTATGGTGTTCGTAGCGTTGGCGCAGTGCGCCACGTTCCGGCTGTCTCGGCCGTCCCCCACGCCAGCGTGCCTCCCAGCCCATGCGTGCAACCGCCCACAGGCCGAGACAGCCACCCCCCGACACAGGGAGCCTGACGTGCCCATCCGGCCACCACGCCCCTGCACCCAATGCCACCAACTCGGCGCATGGGACAGACACGGCCGCTGCCCAACATGCGAAAGCGCCTGGCAGGCAAGACGCAACGCAGGCCGTGCGCAACGTGGACGCTACGGACCCCGCTACCAAGCCAACCGACGCAGGCTGTTGGCCAGCAACCCGCCCTGCCACTGGTGCGGCACACCCGGAGCAACCACCGCCGACCACATCAACGGCGACGACCCAGACCACCTCGTGGCCGCATGCCTCAGCTGCAACAGCAGACGCATCACCTGGGGATAGGGGCATCGAGTTTTAGGAACCGAGCGGATCCTGTACCCGCCGCTAGCCCCATTTTCACCGCCGCGGGTTTCCGCGTGACATCTCGGAGGTGGCCATGGGAGCCAGAGGCCCAGTCCCGAAGTCGAATGTTGTCCGGCTCCGCGAGGGAAACCCGGGGAAGCGGAAGACGCCGGAGCAGCCGAAGCCGAAGCCGATCGCTCCGGGATGTCCGTCGCATCTTCCGGCGACCGCGAAGACGCAGTGGAAGCGTGTTGTGCCGGAGCTCGAGAAGGCGGGCCTCGCTACAGCGGTCGATGGGCCGGTGCTCGAGGTGGCGTTCATGGCGTACGGCCTGGCGCGTGCCGCAGCGAAGGACATGGCGCAGGGTGTGACGACGAAGGGTCGTCAGCCGGCGAAGCATCCGGCGATGCAGATCTTCCGTGACGCTACGACCGTGTTCCTGGCGGCGGCGAAGGCGATGGGTATGACGGCCGAGGCGAGGCAACGGATGGTCGCGCCGGAGGCACCTCGTGGCGACGAAGACAACGGCTTCGACACCTAAGCCTCGGCGGGCAGCGGGGGTCCCGAAGTTCCAGACGCCGCCGCCGTCGGAGTTTATGGACCGGGTGTGGTTCGACCAGGCCGCGGCGGACAAGCCGGTCCGGTTCATGGCCCGCCATCTGCGTCACGTGAAGACGCGGCAGTGGGCCGGTGCTCCGCTCCAGCTCGAGCCGTGGCAGATCACCTACATCGTGGAGCCGATCTTCGGGTGGCGGTACGACCTCGATCATCCGAACCCGGAATTGGCCGGGACGAGGGTGGTGCGTGAGGCGTGGATCGAGATGCCGCGCAAGAACGCTAAGAGCACTCTCGGGTCGGGGATCTCGCTCTACATGGTGAGCTCCGACGGGGAGCCGGGTGCGGAGTGCTACACGTTCGCCAAGGACCGCCGTCAGGCAGGGTTCGTGTTCGAGCCCGCCCGCCGCATGGTCATGAGCGGATCGGAGGCGTTGCGGGAACGGTTACGGCCGTTGAAGAACTCGATCGTCTACGAGGCGACCGATTCGTACTTACAGCCGTTGCCGGGCGATGACGACGGGAAGCTCAACGGCGCCAACATCCACTGCGTCATCATCGACGAAGTCCACATCATCCCGAACCGGGCGACCGTCGAGATCCTCGAAACCGGCACGGGGTCAAGAGCTCAGCCGCTGGTGCTGTTCATCACCACCGCCGACGAGGACCAGGACGGCACGATCTACGCCGAGAAACGGGACTACATCGAGAAGCTCGCTCAGCGGCTGATCGAACCGGACCCGACGACGTACGGGTGTGTGTTCGCCGCGGACGACGACATCGACCCGTTCTCCGAGGAAGCGCTCGAGCAGGCGAACCCCGGCATCGGTGTCACCGTCAGCCGAGAGTATTTGCGGGCGCAGCAGGCGAAAGCGAAGGCGCAGCCGGCACGGCTCGCGAACTTCAAGCGGCTCCATCTCGGGATCCGGTCGAAACCGACGGAAGCGTCGTGGCTGGACCTGGTGGCGTGGGACGAGTCCGCCGGTCTCGTCTCCGAGCAGCGACTCCGAGGCCGCTCCTGCTACGGCGGGATCGACCTCGGGGCGTCGGACGACTGGACCGCCTGGGTCATGGTGTTCCCCGCCCCGGACCCGAAGCCGTGGGATGTCGTCGCAAGGTTCTGGATTCCTGAAGCGGCCGTCGAGGCGAAGCGGCAGAAGCTGCGGCCGACGATCGAACGTTGGGCGGCGGAAGGTTTCGTGACCGTCACCGACGGTGACGTGACCGACTATCGCAAGGTCCGCGACCAGATCCGCCGCGACGCCGCGCAGTTCCGGGTCGAAGAGATCGCGATCGACCCGTGGCAGGCAACCGAGACCACGCTCGAGCTCGCCGACGAGGGTGGCTTGACGATTTGGCCGCTCGCCCAGACGATCGCCCAGTTGGCGGCGCCGTCGCAGCTCCTTGAGCAGCTCGTCGGGGAACGTCGCCTGCGGCATGGCGGGAATCCGGTGTTGCGGTGGATGGCGTCGAACACGGTGCCGCAGTTCGACGAGTCGGAACGTGTGAAGCCGTCGAAGAAACGCAGCAGCGACAAGATCGATGGCATCGCCGCACTCGTCGACGCTCTCGCAGCGGCGACCCGCGACTCCGGCTGGGTCGATGTCGCTGCCCAAGTTTTCTGAGGAGACTGCCTGTGCGTGACGTGTTGACGACCATGCTCGAGCTCGTCGGTGCTGCCCTTGTGGTCGCGGGCGTTGCTGCGTGGTCTGTGCCGGCGGCGCTGATTGTCGGGGGCCTCCTGGTCGTGCTCGTCGGGTTCAGTCTCGGCGGTGCCCGATGAGTCTGTTGCGTCGCATGGTGCCGGCCCCAGAGCGGCGCTCCGATCCGTCGCAGTCGTTCCGCACCGAACTCGTCGGGATCGCAGGGTTCGCCAAGGGGTCCCGCTGGGTGACCGAGGACTCAGCGTTGAAACTCCCGGCGTTCTGGGCCTGCGTGCGGCTGCTGGCCGAGACGGTGTCGTCGCTGCCGGTCGATACGTTCCGGGACGTCCCTGGTGCTGAGACTGTCGAGATTGCTCCGCCGCCTCTGGTGCGGGAGCCGTCGCGGCTGGTGTCTTGGGGGGGCTGGATCTATCAGGCGATGGTGAGTCTGCTCACCGCCGGGAACGTCTACGGGATCGTGACCGACTCGAGTGGCGGCTTCCCGTCGAAGGTCGAGATCGTTGCCCCGTCTGACATTCAGGTCGAGCGGGCGAATCCTTTGGGGCCGCTGTCGTACAAGTTTCGGGGCGAACCGCTCGACCCATCCATCGTGTGGCATGTCCCGGCGTGGCTCACGCCAGGCAGTCCGGTGGGCTTGTCTCCGGTGGCGTATGCGCGGGAGACGATCGGGATCGGTCTCGCCAGCGAGGAATACGCTGCGCGCTGGTTCGGTGACGCTGGCCATCCGACCCAGGCGTTGGCGTCAGATCAGCCGATCACGCAGGAGCAGGCCGACTCGGTCAAGTCCCGCTACGTCGCCTCGATGAGCCGCAGTCGTGAGCCTCTCGTGCTCGGCGCCGGGTTGAAGCCGGTGCCGTTGCAGATCTCGCCCGAGGACGCTCAGCTCCTCGAGTCGGAACGGTTCACGGTCACGCAGATCTGTCGGCTGCTGGGTGTGCCGCCGGAGATGATCGGTGCCGCCCCAGACGGGACGGGTTCGGTGACGTATGCGAATCGGGAGCAGCGCGCCCGGGACTACTTGACCTATGGCGCGCAGGGCTGGCTCGTCCGCCTCGAAGACGGCGTCAGCCGGTTGCTGCCGCGGCCGCAGCGGATCCGGTTCGACGTCGACGAGCTCCTCCGCGCCGACCTCCTCACCCGCTTTCAGGCTTACGAGATCGGGGTGCGGTCGAAGGTGTTGACCCCGAATGAGGCGAGGGCCGAGGAGATGCGTCCTCCGCTTCCGGGTGGCGACATGTTCCCGGCCGCTTCGCCTGCTGCTGTTCCCCCTGCCAGTTCGCCGATTGCCGAGGTGCCA